TGGCAGTGGGTCGACCCGCGCAACGAGGCCGAGGCGCAGATCACCGCGATCAACAACGGCCTGATGACCCGCACGCAGGCGCTTGCCGAACGCGGCCTCGACGTCGAGGACGTGATGCGTGAGCTGGCCGCGGAAGCCGAGCTCGCCGCGACCGTCGGCGTGACCTTGCCGAGCGCCGCCGCACCTGCGGCGCCGCCTATCCCGCCCAACTAGGGAGACAAACATGCAACCCGAACCGATGCCGGCGCCGGAAGGCGCAGCGGCAGGCGAAGCCGTGCCTGCGATTCGCCGAATCACGGCCGAGCGGCAGTTCCGCGCCGCAGTCGTGCAGCGCGAGTGGGTCGACGGCGAGAAACGCACGGTCGAGCTCGCGTTCTCGAGCGAGGCGCCCGTGGAGCGCATGTGGGGTGTCGAGATCCTCGACCACTCCGAAGACGCCATTGACTTGAGCTTCATCAACAGCGGCCGAGCGCCGCTGCTGATGGACCACGACCCATCCGACCAGATCGGAGTCGTGGAGGAGGTCTCCATCGGCCCGGATCGCGTCGCGCGCGCCCGGGTCCGCTTCGGGCGAAGCGGCGACGCCGAGGAGGTCTTCCAGGACGTAGTCGACGGGATCCGCTCGAACGTGAGCGTCGGCTACGTGATCCACGAGATCGAGGCGGCAGGGGTGAGCGAGATGGGCCGGGAGGTCTATCGCGTGCGCCGCTGGATGCCGCTTGAGGTCTCGATGGTCTCGATCCCGGCCGACGTCTCTGTCGGCGTCGGACGCAGCGCGGCGCCGGCCGCTCCTGCACCCACTCCTTCTGAACTCAACGAACCCAAGGAGGTTCTCATCATGTCTGATTCCATCAACGAGTCGGCGGTCCGCGAGGCCGCCGCCAAGGGCGAACGCGAGCGCGTGTCGTCAATCCTGGACCTGGCCGCGCGCCACAACGTGCGCGAGCTGGGCGAGAAGGCCGTGCGCGAGGGCGCGTCGGTCGAGCAGTTCCGCGGCGCGCTCCTGGACGTCGTGGCCGAGCGCGGCAAGCCGCTGTCGGTCGACTCCGACATCGGCATGAGCGACCGCGAGGTCCGCTCGTTCTCGTTCCTGCGTGCCATCGCCGCCCTGCAGAACCCGGGCGACAAGAAGCTGCAGGAGGCCGCGGCGTTCGAGCGCGAGGTCTCGCGTGCGGCCGCCGCGAAGACCGGCAAGGCCGAGCGCGGTCTCGTCATCCCGACCGACGTGCTGACCCGTGACCTGCTCACCGGCACGGCGACCGGCACCAGCAAGGGCGGGAACACCATCCAGACGGACGTTCTGGGCGGGTCGTTCATCGACGCGCTGCGGAACAAGATGGTGCTTCAGACTGTCGGCGCTCGCTTCATGAGCGGCCTGCAGGGCAACGTCGCGATCCCGAAGCGCACGACCGCGGTCACGGCCTACTGGCCGGGCGAGAACACCGCGCCGACCGAGGGCAACAACGTCTTCGGCCAGGTGACCATGTCGCCGAAGACGCTCGCGGCCTACATCGACGTCGGCCGCCGCCTCGCGCTGCAGTCGTCGGTCGATGTCGAGGCGCTGGTGCGCGACGACCTCGCCACCACGCTCGCCATCGCGATCGACGAAGCGGCGCTGGGCGGCTCGAAGACCAACGGCCCGACCGGCGTGCGCGGCACGAGCGGCATCGGCTCGGTGGCGATCGGCAGCAACGGCGGTGCGCCGACCTGGGCTTCCATCGTCAACCTCGTCCGCGAGGTGGAGATCGACAACGCGCTCAACGGCGCCGCGGCGTTCGTCACCAACCCGCGCGTCAAGGCGAAGCTGGCCACCACGCCGCGGCAGTCGTCCGGTGTCGAGGGCAACTTCCTGCTCCCGGCTCCGTATGACAGCCTGTACGGCTACCCGCTGGTCGTGTCCAACCAGATCCCGAGCAACCTGACGAAGGGCAACACGAGCGGCACCTGCTCGGCGATGCTGTTCGGCGTCTGGTCGGATCTGATGGTCGGCCAGTGGGGCGGGATCGAGCTCATCAACGACAACATGTCGCTGAGCACGACGGGCGCCACCCGCATCGTCGCGCTCGCCGAGCTCGACGTCGCGGTGCGCTACCCGGAGAGCTTCGCCGCCGTCCTCGACTACACGACCACCTGATGAGGGTCGCGTGATCGAGCTCTCGTCGATCCGGGGCCGTCACCAGGGCTGCGACATCGCGGTCCTCGGTGGCGGCGCCACCTTGCTCAAAGACCTGCGGCACGTTCCGCACGACGCGATCCTGATCGGCGTCAACCAGCACACGCTGTTGATGAACCTGGACTACGTCTACTTCTTCGACGAGGCGGTCTATGAGGCCGTCCGCGACACCGATGCGCTGATCTGCACGCACCACCGCGACGTGGCGCAGATCGCCACCGGGATCATTCCCGACTTTGGGCTGTCCGGGCCGATGGCGGTCTGGATGGCCGACCTGCTCGGCGCCGCGCGCGTGATCGTTGCCGGCTGCGACAACTACGGCAGCGAACGGCGCTATTGGCATTCTTTGCCGGGAACCGCCGGCCAACCGTCTGCGAGCAGCCTGGACCCGTGGCGCCGCTGCCGGGATCACCTGCAGCACCCAGAGCGGGTGTACGCGGCCTCTGGGCCGCTGACTGAGGTTTTCCAACCATGCAAGTTCTGATGACCCGCAGCCGCGGCTACCGCGGCAGCCATTGCGAGGCCGGCACCATCGTCGAGATGGACGAGCGCACCGCGCGCCAGTTCATCGAGCACGGCTGGGCCGTGGCGCACGCTGAACCCGAGCCGCTGCCGGCCGCCGTCGCCGACGAAGTCGCGCCGGTCAAGGTCGCCAAGCGTAAAGCGCTGCGATGAGCGACGCGCGCCGCGCCGAAATCGCCAAGTACGTGCGGGTCTACGACCGCCATGCGCACTACGCGATGGCGCGCGATCGTCTCGACCCGGTGCTGGCGGCGCTGTCCGGCCTGTCGGGCTCGCTGCTGGACGTGTCCTGCGGCCGCGGCGAGCTGATGCGCGCCGCCCGCGACGCCGGCTTCCACCCGGTGTCCGGCACCGAGGTTGTCCCCCAGCTCGTGGGCGAGGGCGTGCGCTACGCTGAGCTGCACGCGCTGCCGTTTCAGGATGGCGCCTACAACGTCGTGACGTGCATCGACGTGCTCGAGCACCTTCTGGAGGACGACATCCGGCCTGCGCTGCGGGAGCTCGAGCGCGTCACGCGGCGCAACCTGCTGCTCGCCGTGGCCGACTACAGCACGCAATGGGACGGCGTCGAGCTGCACCCGTCAGCGCGGCCCTACGACGCCTGGGACGCGCTCTTTCGCGAGTCGCTGACCGGCGAGATCCGTCGCGCCGGAAAGACGGCGAGTTCCGAGATGTGGCTGGTGACCTATGCCGGTTGAGTCCGCGACAGACCTGGCGGCGTTCTTCTCGGCGTCCGATTTCGGCGTCTCGGCGACCTATTCGCGCGGCGCCGCGCCGTCGACGGTAACCGGGATCTTTGACCGCGAATACGTCGCCGCCGACGTCGCCGAAGTGCCGTTCGCCTCGACCGAGCCGGTTTTCCACCTGCGATCGAGCCAGGTGCCGAGCGGCGCTGTCCCGGGCGACACGCTCACGATCAGCGGCACCGCGTTCGTCGTGCGCAACATCGAGCCGGACGGGACGGGCGTCACGCGACTGCGACTGGAAGCGCCGACGTGAGCCATGTGCGCCAGCAGATCCGCGAGCGCGTCGCCTCGGTGCTGACCACGGCCGCCGTCGCGGGCGTCATCGCGCAGTCGCGCGTGCATCCGCTTCCGGCCGGTACGTCGACCGCGGCCCTGATCTACACCGTGTCCGAAACCGTCACCGAGACCACGCTGACGCGGCCGCGCAAGCTATCGCGAGAACTGGTGCTCGCGGTCGAACTGGTCGCGCGCGCCACGGCCGACCTCGACGACACGCTCGACGGTTTGTGCGTCAAGGCCGAGGAGGCGATCGGCGCTGATCCGACGCTGAACGGGCTCGCCAAGGACTGCGTCCTGCGCACGACCACGATCACCCAGAGATTCGAGGGCGACGCGCCGATCGGTTCGGCGCGGCTCGAATTCGTCGTCCTGTACCGCACCAGCGAGACCGACAGCGACCTGTCCGTCTGATTCGACTCCGTCACCGTTTCCCAACCCGACCCGGCCTTGTGCCGGGTTTTTCGTTTCTGAGGAGCAGAAATCATGGCTAACCATCACGGCAGCGAGGGCGTGGTTCGCGTCGGTGCCAACGCCGTCGCCGAGGTGCTCTCGTTCACGATCACCCAGAGCGCGGAGTACGCCGAGTCGACGACCCTCGCCGACACCGACAAGAAGTACAACGTGACCGCGATCAAGAGCTGGGGCGGCTCGATCACCGCGTTCTGGGACGAGACCGACACCAGCGGCCAGGTCGCCATCGCGCCGGGCGCGAACGTCTCGCTGGTGCTGGCGCCGGAAGGCGTGGGCACGGGCGCGACCCGCTACACCGGAAACGCGCTCGTGACGGAGATCACGCGCACGATCAACCGCGGCGCGATCACCGAGATCTCGTTCAACTTCATCGGCAACGGCGCGCTGACCACGGCGACCTCGTGATGTCGGGCGACTGGAAAGAGCGGGCGAAGCAGCAGTTTCGCGAGACCCGCACGCGCGAGACGCTGGTCGCGATTCCCGTCCCGGAGTGGGGCACGACGGTCTGGTACTGGCCGGCAATGACGCTGGGCGAGCGGCGGGAGATCTTCCTGCTGGCGAAGTCCGACGGCGACAGCACGGTGCTCGACCTTGAGGCGATCGCCGTCACGCTGATCGTCCGCGCGCGCGATGCGGACGGGAAGCGGCTGTTTGCCAAGGCCGAGCGCTTTGAGCTGCTGAACGACTACGACCCCGAAGTCCTCGCGCGCATCGTCGGCCAGATGCAAACGGCCGACTCCAGCCCGGAAGCCGCCGAAAAAAACTGACCGAGGACGTGCAGCTACGCGCGATCTACGCGCTGTCCCTGCGGCTGCACGTCCTGCCGGAGCAGGTGTTCGAGATGAGCGAGTTCGATTTCTACCACCTCCTCGCAGCCGCGAAGCTCGAGGCGGATGACCAGGAGCGCGCATGGCGACGGCCGAAGTAGTCATTACCGCGCGCGACCGGACGGCGTCCGCGATCGCCAGCGCGCAGCAAGGCCTGCGCAGCCTCGAGCGCACGTCGAAGTCGCTGGCGAAGTCCGTCAACCTGGCGCTCGGCGTACTGGCTGGGACGTCGATCAAGCGGGCGATGGAAGGCATCGTGCGCGCTACCGCCGACAGCGCCGCCGGCCAGCGCGGGTTCGCTCAGGCGCTCAACGAGGTGAAGGCCGCGTCGACGAACCTGATGGCTGCCAAGACCGGGCTCCCGGGCGCGACCGCGGCGATGAAGGATCTGGCGGCCGTGCTGCGCGACCCTGGCCTCGTGACGGCGGCGGACGCGCTCACGTCGACGCTCATCACCGGCCTCGCGCGCGTGGCCGAGAACGCCGGAAAAGCCGTGGCCGGGCTCCGGCAAGTCGGCCTTGCGATGGGCATCGGTGACCCGCGCACGCGCCAGGAGACGATCGACGCACTGTCGCGTGACGTCGACAAGAAGCGCCAAGAGATCGCGCTTGCGCAGAACCAGATCGACTTTTCGGGCAAGAACTCGCCGATCGCCACGCAGGCCCGCCAGAACATCCCGATTCTGCAGGCCGAAATCGCCGCATTGGAGCGGCGCATGGAGCTGCTCCAGAGTTACGACCCGAACCAGTCGGGCGGGCCGCGCGGCCGCTTTGCGAACGGCCGACCGGGCCTCGGATCCGGTGTCAATGCCGCCGTCGCCGAGCGCGCCGAGGCTGGCGGACGAGGCGGATCGGCGGTCACCCGCGCGGTCGACCAGATTGCCGAGGTGACGGTCCGCTCAACCGAGAAGGCGACCAGCGCCATCGACGAGCTGTACCGGAGCTGGGACGAGGCCACGCGGACCACCGCGCAGAGACAGATCGCCGAGTTCGAGGCGATGAGCGCCAAGGTGGACGAGCTGCTCCGCGCCGGCCGCATCACGCCCGAGGACGCCCGGCAGCGCATCCTGGCGGGGCTTGACGAGGTGCTGCCGGAGGTGGAGACGACCGCGAAGCGCGTCTCGCAGACCTACGACACCATGTCCGAGTACGCCCAGCAGGCGGCGCGGAACATGCAGGATGCGTTCGCGCAGTTCCTGTTCGACCCGTTCCAGGGCGGCGTCCGCGGGATGCTGCGCTCGTTCATCGACTCGATCCGGCAGATGCTCGCCCAGGCGGCGGCGGCCCGGATCTTCGATGCGCTGAAAGGCATGGGCAGCGGCAAGGGCGGGATCATCGGGTCGGTCGTGGGCGCCATCTTCGGCCGCGCCTCCGGCGGTCCGGTCAACGCCGGCCAGCCGTACATCGTGGGCGAGAAAGGCCCGGAACTGTTCGTCCCGGGCAGCTCGGGCGGCATCGTCCCGAATCACGCGATGGGCGGTGTCACCGTGGCGCCCGTCTACAACATCGACGCCAGAGGCGCGACCGCCGACCTGCAGCAGGCGCTGCCCGGGATCCTCGCCGAGAACAATCGCCGGATCTTCGATGAGCTCGACCGGCGGTACGGGATCGGCCGATGAGCGACTACGTCCTGCCGCCGGATCTCGTGCCGGCCGAGATTGAGTGGCGCTTGATCGACGCGGTCGCGGTCTACAGCTCGCCGCTCAATGGCGCGGTCCGCACCTACGCGCGGCCGGGCAACCGCTGGGGCGCCCGCCTGACGTTCCGCGCGCTCTCCGGCGCCGACCGTCGTCGCCTGATGGCGCTGGTGTCGATCCTGCGCGGCCGCGCGAACCGGCTCTGGGTCACGGACGCCTCAAGCGACGCCGGTGGCACGCTAGCCACGCCGGAGCTCATCACCAACAACGCCGCAGTCGCCGGCACGACCGGATGGAGCTCGAGCAACGCCGAGCTCGCGCTCTCGGCTGACACGCACCAAGGGCTGCGCCTGACCCGCACCGGCGTCACCGGCGACCGTTACGCCTATCAGGCGGCCGCGACCAC